GTCTACAAGCGTCTTATAATCCTCATTTCCTACGTCATCTAATTCGCCATCTACAATCAGTTGCTGTAGCTTCTTATATAGTTTACCACCTAGATAATTTTGAATGTGTGTATCTTGAGCGACCTCAACAAACTGCACAATCTTATCAGGGTCTACATTACCGCTAATAATAGACTTCTTCTTGATGTCTGCTATGCTTACAAATAGTGCCTTGTTTGCCATAATTATTTAGTTGTTGGGTAAGCACCTCCGTTAGGCATATCAACTGGTCTTACTGGCACTTCATCAGGATTGTTTGGTGCTGTGTAGCCATCTGCTAATGCTTCATCTTCGCTTACTTGTGTTTTCTTTTTATATACTCTTTTCTCCCAGAAGTGATGGCAGTTCTTTCCGCCCTTGTATTTGAAAAGAGAGTAATTTCTACCCTTGTTCCCTAATTCCTTGTTTACACCTCTGAAAGACATTTGATTGATGTCCTCTAGTCTGTAGACAATATCCTTGTCTGTTAAAGCTTCCATTCTCTTACAGAAGTCTCTGCTGTTAGCAGACTTTCTAACAGGCATATACGCATAGCGTACTTTATAGCCCTTGTTATCTTGCTTGCTAGCGTCAGCTAGGTCTACTCTTTCTGTAGATACTAGCTCCCAGTCATCAGAAATTACTTCTCCGAACTCTTCTAGTTGCTCAAACAAATCTGCCATTTCCTCATCCTCAAGATGCTGAATTTCCTCTGGCTCTTGCTTAGATAGCTTCTCACCTGTCTCTTCTTCTCTCTTAATCTTAGTCTCAATGTTATCAAGCTCTGTGAACTCAATAGGCTGTAGAGTAACAAAGTAAAGGTTAAGGTAGATTTTGTTGAATGCAAGAATCTCGTTTAGCCCATCAATAATTTGCTGTTGGAACGGACGAATCACCATGTTATCCATGATAATAGACGCAGTTCTTAACTCCTCAGCATTGTTACCAAACCCTGTATTGTCCTTAATACCTAATAGGATTGGAGATACAATACGATGTCCAAGCATAATCTTTTCTCTAGACTCGTCTGCTAAGAATTGGTACTGAGCGTGCGCATCAGGTAAATGAATGGGGTCAATAGTCGCTTGGTCCTCCTGCGACTCGTTGAACGTAAGTATGAACTTACCTGCATTTGAACTTCCGCTAAATTTATCATATATCTTTCTTTCAATTAACTCTTGAGTTTCCTCGTTAGGGATTCCGTTGTTAAAATTAACGAGTAACGAAGGCTGTAAACCATTCTGAATATTGTTGATGTGGTAGTTTGCCACTTCTTCTTCAAGTTCAGCGTACTGAAGACAGCCATTATAATCCACAGGAGCATAGTAGTAAAATCCCGATTTGTAAGGTTTGAATATATAAAGTTCAATAACTTCACCTTTAGAGCCGTTACCGAATGTAGGAATGCGTTTAGGTTTATCACTAGGCTTTAGTTCTGACCATTTAGGATGATAGTAGTATGCTTCAATCTTGCCCTTCTTAGCTTTCTCTGCTCTCAATGTTTCCATTGGGAAGTGGCTAATCTGAGTAATGGCAGTCTTATTCTTATTGTAAATTACTTGCACAGCACCTTGACCAAGTAGCTTATAGTCATTCACTAGCTTACGCATGCAAGAAGGCTTAAGAAGTAGCTTCATCTTAGCGTACATCTCTGGCTTCTCCCTGCTATCTAGCGCATCTAGTCCTCTACCATAAATCATCTCGGTAATACCGTTGATACAACAAGCGTTTGTTGGACTTCCTAGATACTTCTCTATTAAAGACTCAAAGTAGTCTTGCCCATCGTCACCAGCAGTATATAGTACCCAATCCTTACGGTCATCTTCAATGATTTCAGGAGACTGATATCCACTTAAATTAACAACCTTGATGCTATTCTTATAGCTCTTAGGCTGTTGTACTGTGTTTACTAATTTAACTCTGTTTTTCATACTATAATACTATGTATTCGTCACCCTGATTTCTCTCTGTATAACGCTCTGGATATGCGAACACTTCTTTTTTGTTTGTCTTGCTTGTAATATACACCATATCTCTGTATAATACCTTAGTAGATGTATTAATCTCTAAAGTATATATCTGGTCTTCTTTTAACTCTATTGTTGGTGTCATGCTAACCTCTACATAGTTAGCGTCAATAGATAATGCCCAAGTAAATAAAATATTACTTTCTGACTTACCAGTACCATTCTCTGTTAAAGTAATAGAGGCTGCATCTAGGTCAGTAGCACTAAAAGACGATGGTATAATACTAATCGTCTGTTCTGTATCTGTAGGTAATAATCGTATCACAAAAGGATAACCTAAAGTGCTTAGTTTTGTTTTTATTAGGCACAAAAAAAGAGGGCTATTGCCCTCTCTCTTTATCTAACAAAACCTGTTATTAGCTGATAGAAGCCTCAGAAATGAAGTCACCATCAATGTAGTTAGCAGGCTTGCGCTCCATTGCTGTAAAAGTCAATGTGTAACCAGCAAGGTCTCCCATAGCAGCACCTGTTACAATACTACCGCCTGTTACGTCACAACCGTTTTCTTTACCAACTAACCAGAAGTTACTGTTATAGTCCTCTACCACGATGTGTGGACGACCAAAAGCAAGAAGTTTTACTTGTAGGTTATCCTCTTTGCTTAGTCTTGGCAGGGTAAGCTCTAATACTTGCTCAAAAGCAGTAGTTCCATTCTCTTTATTAGACTGGATGTTTTGCGTTAAAGAAGAAGCTCCGTTGTTGATGTCATACTTATAGAAAACATCAAGATTGAACGCAGTAGCTAAAATGCTGTCATCCGCTTCCTCAGTTACAGAGATTCCTCCGTAGTTTGCGAAGTAAACATTTTTGATACCACCGATTCCATCCTTACATGGTAACGCTCTTCCTTTTGTAATGTCACAACTCATAGTTTTATATTTTTTATTAAAAAAGGGCAGGCAGGCTTTGAGGCTTACCTACCCTTCTTATTTGTTAGTTAATTAGTTATTATAAAGATAGAAGAACTAGGTCAGAACCAACTCCGTACTGTACACCAGCAGTAAATCGCATGATAACTCGTACGTTTTGTGAACCATCTAGGTCAGCCATATCAATAACTTTAACTTCGTTGTGGTCAGAAAGTAGACCAGTACCGAAGTAAAGGTTAGAAGCCTCACCAGCAACGATGTGGTTAGCAGGCATTCCAGGAGCGTGCTGAATCTTAACACCATCAAAAGATAAAGCGTTTCCGTTGTCATACCAAAGCGCACCTTGCGCACCAACACCAGCAGCACCTAATCCTGAAGCTCCGAATCCACCTAGTGAACGGATGAATGCTTTGAATGCTACAGTTGGAACGTAGATAGTAAGGTCTTCTCTTCCGTAGATAGTAGAAGGAACTGAGTCAAGTACGCTCTCTAATAAAGTAGTGATGTTGTCTTTAGTGAATGCAGTTTCTGCACCAGCAGAAGCATCAATAACAGAAGCATCAGCAGCCATAAGAGTAGTGAAACCATCAAACTCACCAGCAGTAGCGTTTACACCACCCCAGATGTTTTGCTCTGTCTTCTCTGCTACTTTACCAGCAACATGAGCTACTAGGAAGTCAGCGAAGTTTGGAGGTAGTTGGTCAAATGCCCCTACACCCATTTGGATAGCCTCCCAGTCAGAACGGAAGTCTTTTTTACATAATTCAATGTTCACTTGGAACTCTTCTGGCTGAAGGATACGCTCTGTTAAAGTTACGTTTCCAGCATCAGTAAAGTCACATGAAGCATTGGCGATAAGTCCTGAAGTGTCAAGTTTCTTGATTACTTCTTTGTACTTAACATTTGGTTTAATGCTAATTGCATTTTCGTTCAGGGTCTTACCTGAAAGTAACGCTGCAGAGATATACTGTCCTGCAAATTCTCCAGCGTAAGTAGTTGTAATTGAAGTTGCCATTTTTTAGATATTGATTTTTACTTGTTAAACATTTTTTCGTAAACTACGCTCATTGTGTTGCGTGGTTTAGCTGATTTAAAGAAGTTTAGCTTTTCGGCTGCTTCTACTTCTGGGCTGTGTGCTAATGGTTCAGCAGCTGGCTCGTCAGCAGATAAGTCTACTTGCTCTTCTTTTGATAGTTCTTCAGCAGGAACTTCTGTTTCCATAGCCTCTGAACCCATTTTTTCTACGATGGCTTCATACATCGCTTTCATTTCTGCTAGTGCAGACTCAAACTCGTCTTTAGTAACGTATGCTACTTCTTCAGGAGCTTGCTCAACACTATCTTCAGCTGATTCTTCAGAAGACTCTTCGCCCTCTGCTAAAACAACCTCATCTTTTACTTCTACATCTTCTACAGCTAGTTCCACTTGCTCTTCAGCTTGTGGCTCTTCAGCAGAAAGTAGAACAGACTTTAGTTTGTCTACAATTTCACTTGCTTTCATAAATACTTAATTTATATTAGGTTAACTATTGATTACTAATGCTGTTGTATTTTCGCTAGATGCGACCTATACCTTGATTAATCATATTGCCATGACAGCACTTACGACTATACAGTCCATTTCTGCACAAACAAGCCTTTCTAGATTCTCTAGGACTTGTTCTACTTGGGTTATATCTGGTTCTACTTCTTCTTAACACAATTAGGAACTCTTTTACCATCTTTCATTTTCCAGCCATCTTGCTTATAGCCTTCCCAACAAAGGTCTACATCAATCTTTTCCAGTTCGTCCAATCCTTTTAACTTGGACTCTACCCAGTTTTTCATGCTTTTGCCTCCCCAAAGCAGATATGATATTGTACCGCATGCCTCTGGCTTTGATGCATCGTAATAGGCTTCTGCCCTGCTGAGATATGAGTAAATGCGTTTTAGGGTTGGTACTGTGAATTTCTCTTTTCTTGCGAGCTGTTGCGCTCTTACCTTGCCTACCTGAGTTGCGCATTTATTACCTAGTTCTTTGTTGCGTTTAATACCTAATTTAGCGTTGTTAGAGGCACTTTCTGGGTAGCCTCCATAAGATTCTAACTCTACCTCTTCTTCAAGGGCTGAGAGAGCCTCTAAAAGAGCATATTCCGCTTGTAGTTCCTCAAAACAATCTGCGCAAAGCTCCTCTTCAACGTCCTCTTTAGGTCTATTAGAGTCATCAGTAAAGTAACCCTCAATACTAAAACCTTTAACACGACCAGTCTTAACAAATTCTTCCCAAACTTCTTCATTATTTACTTTTACAGAGACCATCCAAGTCCCTTTAGGCATATTTAAGTTATAAAGTGCTGATTTATCTTTCTTTTCGTCCTCTACAATCCAAGATTCAACTACAGACATGCCTTTTAGCTGGTATTCATGCTCTAGAGTTGAATTATTCTGGTTTCCTCGTGCTAAAAACAGCTGTGAGGCTTTTCTAACAGTATCTTCACTAAAAAATATCTCGTATTCGTCCCCTAACTCGTTTCTACGATAGATTTTCTTGTTAGGAATGAGTGCAGGACCCATTAGAATGCGTTTTTCGTTGTTTACCTCCGCTAATTGTATCTTTTGAGAGCTTAGAGCGATAAAATCTTCTTCAATAGCAGGGTTTTCTACTATTGAGATAGCCTGAATGCCTGATTCTAGGCTTTCCTCATCTATAAATAGTTCAAAGACTTCCATATAAGGATAACTTATTAGTTAATATTCGTTTTAAATTGACGCACCTTCTACAATTCGTCTGTCTAGTTCTTGTGCTGAGGTTACATCAGAAGAAACTACATAGGCTTTTACTGGTCTTTCCTCTACAGCAGCAATAGCTTCAGCAATCTGAGTCTGCGGTGTAGCTCCAACTACATTGAAGACTCTGTCTCCAGTACCACCTCCAGCACCTTGACTAGATAGGTTTGCAGTAGGCATAGCCTTAGCTGTAAACTGTTGTCTAGCAATCATAGCTACGTTAGCTAAACCAGCGGTAATTACAGCAATCATTCCAGCAATTCTAGCAAAAGAACCACCTTTAGTTTCTGCAAGTACACCTGTAGCAGCAGAGAATGTATCAACTACAGCCATTGCCATGTTAACAGCCTTCTCTTGCTCAAAGCGTTTCTTGTTAATTGCATTCTCTTTAGCAACAAGTTCTGCTTGGTTTCTAGCAATCTGTTGATTAATCTTGTCTCTTTCGTCAGCACTTAACTGCTCATTAGCCAGTCTAGCTCTTAGCTGGTCATTAAGCATGTTAGTTCTGTTAGTCTCTATAGCAATCTCTCTTTCAGCCTCAGCAGCAAATATGTCACCAAGAGTAGATAGCCCTGATTGAGCAGCAGATATAGCAGCTTCTATATTCTCCTGACTTACACCGAATGTGTCTACAAAGAAATTACGCTCGCCTTTTGACGCTTGTCTTTTTTGGAACTCACTAGTAACTGCTTCGCCAATCTTTTTAACTTCACCAGCAGCCCATTTCTCAGCCTCTGTTTTTTCAGGACCATCTATAAGGTCAAGTAATGATAACTTCTCTGCAAAAACACCATCTATCTTGCCACCAAACATTTCTAAAAGACCTGCTCTAAATCCTTCAGAAACTTCTTCGTTTAATGCTTTAAATAAAAGTCTGTACTTTTCCTCTATAGCATTTATTATAGTAGGGTCTTCTACACCTTCAAGGTCTTGCTCTCTTTGCTTAAATAACTGCTCACCTTTAAGCACAGAAAGTCTTTGATAATGTTCTTTAAAAGCCTCAAGGTCTTCGTCAAGAATAGCCTGTTCTACTAAACCTTCCTCTTCAGATATTTGCACATCAAGTAAATCAGATAATGCAGACTCTCTTTGCTTATCTAACTCAAGAAGTCTCTCTTTTTTCTTGATAGCATCGCTTAATGTTTTGTCTATCTCTGACTCTACTTCGTTTATTTGACCAACAGCTAAAACATTTTGTTTTAATATATCAGCCTTTCTACTTTCTTTTAAAGCAATTTGACTGGTAATCTGTAAAAGCTCTTGCTCGTTTTGCTTTATTACCTTAGCTCTATTAATACCACCGTAAGTCTTTTGATATACAATAGATTGTTCAAGCTCATCTTTTCTTTCTAGAAGACCAATCAATTCCTCCTCTATTCCCTTCGCTTTGTCTAGTCTTGCAGCAGCCTTAACCTCTTCTTGTTCCTTAAGAACAGCTAGGTCATAAGACTTCTGTAGAAGGTCGTTCTTTTCTTGCTCAGATATAGTTCCCTCTTGAAATAGCTTTACAATATCCTTATTTATTTTTGAGTAGTTCTTAAGTAAATTAAGTTCCTCATCGCTAGTTATAGCACCCTGTTTTTTTAGCTCTAATATCCTTTGTAAAAGGTCAGCTTGAGAAGCTAGGTCTATATTAAACTTAGATACTGCTTCTTTCGCTTTATTACTCTGTTGTGCAAAGTATGTAATTGCAGCAGTAACTACCTGAAAAGCAACAAGAACACCAGCAGGACCAATAAGTTGTCTACCTAACGCCTGAAGAGCTTTATTAAATCCACCAGCATTAGCTACAAGCGCAGCGAATAACGTACCTAACTGAGAAATGTTGTTTGTAACAGCAACAATACCAAAAGGTAAATCTGAAATAGTACGACCTAATTCAAAGGCAGCAGCACCAGCTAATCCAGATGCACGAGCCTGATTCTCTTGCAGTTTAGATAGCTCTCTTGTCTTTTGAGCAGCCTGCGTGCTAGCAGCATTTAAAGCAGAGGTTTCTTGAGTTATTTTTTGGTATCTATGCTCAAGACCCTTAATAACCATAGTCTGACGAAGCCACTCTTCATTGTTAGTAGCAGTAGCCTGTCTTTGTTGTTTAGCGTAAGCAATTTGCTGCTGTAAATGTTGAGCAGAGCCAAGAACAATCTCAGTATTCTTACCCATAGCGTCACCCATCTTCTGAGTAGCTGCTGCTGCTTGCTGAGTAGTTGATATCAGCTGTTTGATGCTAGTTACCGCCTTGCCATTAGCATCTATGAGCTTCTTGGTATCTACATCATATTTTAATATGATTGTTTTACTTACGTCTGCCATGTCTTCTTATCAGTTGTTTAGTTTCTTTAAAGTTTTGTGGTAGTTTGTTGCCTCCCTTTGCGAAGTCTATATCCTCATCACCTATCATCCAATCGTCTTGGTTGAGTATTTTAATTATATCTCTAAGCATAGTAGTTGATTAATTCAAAGTTTGCTCGTCCATCCTTAAGATTCACATCCATAGCATTGATTCTGTATCTTCTGCCGTTTATAACGATGATATCAGAAAGCTTAATCTCAATAATCTTAGCTACTGGAAGAACAGCACTTAGCTTTATGATTCTAGTACTTGGGTTAAATACGTTCTGTATGTATTTCTTATAGAAACGCTCAAACAAACTATTTTCAGCTAGAGTATTAGTGTACTCGTTAAGTTCCTCACTAAAGTGTAAACTGTTGCTTGTAGCGTTGTCTATATCCTCTACATTACAAGGCATGTTCATATAAGCATTATATGGAACAAAAGAAACCTCATCTCTTTTAACAAATCCGATAGGTACAGTCTGAGACGCTAAATCTACATAAGTAATTAGTGGCTTTCCTAAGTAAGCCTCCTCATTATCGTTTACATAGTACCCATACTGAATACCTGTCTGTAATGATAGGTTAGATAGGTCAAGTAGTCTTTCATACTTCATGTGACCGAAGTCTGGCTCTACCTTGTAAATAGGACCATCTAGGTTTCCTGTATCTGTATATTCTACACCACCCCACTCTATATCGCTTAAGTCTTGTAAGTGCTGTGCTGCAAGGATAGTCTTCGTGTCTTTGTACTTAAAGAATATTTCCTTGTATATTAAGGCAGCGTCTATATTAGACTTCTCTACGTCAATGTATTTAGAGATGTCATGCTCTGTAGTGGTATAGAAGTCATCTAGTGGCTGTACCTGAATAGTATCATCATCCTGTACATAGGCAACCAGATTAAACATCTTAAATAGACCAGATAAAAAGTCTATAATGTTCTGTTCTGGCATGTTCTTAGCTATGTTAAATACATAACCAGCTGGATAGCTTGTTAAGTCCGCCTGAATAGTATCCTGTAATATTGGACTCTGTGGGTCAGCATCTTCTCTGTACTCAAAATCCCATTGGATGTAGTTGAACTCTACTGGCTTTTCGTAGGTCTCTACATATACCTCAAAGTAGTCTTCAAAGGCTGCGTCAGCAGTAACATCTACCGTACTGAATGTAGTTCTGTTTTCTACTCTCTTTAGTAGCTGTCCATTCTTGTAGATAACGATGTTATATACCGCATCCGTAGTAGTTGGGTCAAAGTCAACTTCAATATCTGTAAAGTAAGGGGTGTCTACATAAAACTTACTTGCACTAGTATAGAAAAAGAAATTAGTAGCGTCATCAGGGAAAGTAACCTTAACAGGGTCTCCACTTTGTACCGATGTCTCTCCGCTCTTTCTGTGACACCACATATACAACTTAGCTACGTCTTTCGTGCCATCCTTAAAGAAGCTGTCTGTAGCAAAGGTTATCTCAGGATATTTAGACTCAATAGCGTCTATAATCTTGCTTAACTTAATAGCGTACTTGAGCTGTTGGAACTTTATTCCTTGAAGTGTAGTACCATCGTAATATAAGTTACCAGACTGTTCAGAAGGATTCTGTGAGTCATAATACAGCCTTTGGCTGTGAGTGATTAATGGTACTAAACATCCATCAGAATCAGGAAGTCCTCTAAGTGCAGAGAATATATCATCTGGAGCATAAGAC